GATACCCGTCACGGGGACGGTGACGGTCGGGGTGGACCCGAACGACACCGCAAGCTGGAGAGTTGCGGCCATTGGTGACTCCTCTGCTGGGCCCGGGGCCGGTTACTTGGCTGGAGTCTTGGGCTTGCTGCCGTTCGACTGGCCCGCAGCCGGAGCGGGCGGCGGTGTGGCGACTTCCTTGGCCGTGAGGACTTCATCGACCGTCACGACGCCAAGGGGAGTGTTCGCCATGAGCTTGTTGTTCGGGTTGTTCTCGTCGTTGATGTCCCCGAGGGGAGGACGGCCTTCGTCCTGCCGCGCCTCGTTCACCGTCTTGTAAGGCATGCCCGCGAGCGCCAACTTGTTGATGTTGGCCTTAGACATGGACTCCTTGATATTCAGACGGGTGAAGCGGAAGGCGAGGTTGTTCTCGGTGCCCCCATACGAGGCATCCCAGACGATCTCCCGAGTGAAGTAGTCCTGGACGAGGGCGAGCAACGGTCGCAGCCCCTGATCCTGGGTGAGCTCCTGCTGGATCTCTCCCTCGGAGCGGTTGATGTTGAACGAGAGGCCGATGTCCTGCGGTGAGATCAGGTAGACGGCGCAGATCTTCCGCACGAGGTAGTCGAGCCACTCGCGGTACTGCATCTCCCGGTTCGAGCCACGGAACGGGATGAACTTCGCGCCCTTGGTGCCACCGAGGAACGCCATCGCGCCCCTGCCGGCCACCTCGTAGGTCCAGTACGACTTGAAGCCCTCGACCTGTTCCGGCCGGGCTCCCTCGCCAAGGTCCAGCATCCCGTCCGGGGCTGCGTTCGTCACCTGGCGCGTGTTGTAGCTGGAACCGTTGAGCTCCGCGTCTACGGTCATCTTCAGGGTCTCGAGCGGGGACAGCCCAACCACCGAGTAGGTCCGTGGGTTCGCCATGATGTAGACGAGGTCCTCGTTCTTGAACGGGACCTCGTAGGTCGGTGCCGGCACCCACCAGTAGCGGGTCTCGTCCGGGTCCCCGTCCCAGAGGGCGTTGACCTTGATCTTCGCCCCGTCCACGGCGTGGAGGTAGGCGATGCCCCCTCCGAGGGTGCGCTCCTTCTCGACTGAGCCGGCGTCGAGGACGAGGATGTCCTCGATGATCGGCTCGACCCACGATCGGAAGGACTCGACTGCCAGGTTCGGCCTCGTGAACAGGTCCCTGATCTCGGCCTGCTTGCCCTCGTTGAAGGTCTTGGTCTGGTCGAACGGGACGATGTCCCACTCGGCCGAGGAGACCTGGGCCTTGCGGACGTTGATCGCAGCCCGGATCCACTCCGAGTGCTCGGCCCAGTTGCGGAACAGGGCAGAGCTCGACTTCCCGACCTTCCCGCGCTCCTGGAAGATCAGGTTCGCGCTACCCGGGGGTAGGTTCTTGGGGCTGGTCCGGTACGACCGGGTCAGGATGTCTGTGATGACGCCCATCAGCGCGGCTCCTTGAAGTGCGCCGCAAGAACTCGGTCCTGCTGGGCGTTGAGGAAGTCGGTCTCGGCCTTGGCGTTCGCTGCCGCGATGGCCTCTTCGTAGGTGAGACGGTGCGTCTCGATGCCAAAGAGCAGTGCCGCGATGTAGTCGGGCACGAGGCGCTTCCCGTCTCTGAACTCGTATTCGGTCCACGCCCGCTCGGGCATCTGCTCGCTCATCATCACCTCAGCGTTTCAGGCTTCCAAAGAAGAAGGTGTCCCCACCCATGTCCATCGAATACCCCAGGGCGTCGCAGAAGTCGTCATGGCCCTTGGGAAAGGACAAGAGCTCGACCTCGAAGGCTGTTCCGCGCAGGGACGTGTGGTGGAAGACCTTGTGGGCTTCGTACTTCGCGGCGACAGCACGGGCCCGGGTTACCTTGTCCACGTCCGCCTTCTTGCCCTCGATGGGGATCCTGGGGTAGGTCGCCATGACCTCCTGGATCAGAGTGGACTGGAACTGCTGGCTCTCCACGATGACCAGTCCGATGTTCGGGTAGGCCATCCAGCCGTCGTAGACGAAGTCTGCGTGGTGGCTCTCACGCTTGTCGCGGTAGGCCGAGAGGACGTAGAAGTCGCCCGTCTCGAGGTTTTCGGCCGTGGTGCAGCGGGCGGTGTAGTCGGCCCGCTCCTTGATCGACGATGCGAGGTCCACACCCATGCGGAGGGTGAACTTGCCCTCTGGAAGGACATCGAAATGAGAGAACGGTCCGTGGAAGATGTTGCCCTCGAGCAGGCCGCTGATGTCGTTCTGGTAGGAGCAGGCGAAGAGGGCCGAGCCCATCTCCTCCTTCTCCTTGAGGAGCCGGTCCACAGACCAGTATTCAGGCCAGTACGAGACGAGCCGCCCGCTCTCGTCCTCGGTCAGGGCTGCGACGACATGGCTCTTCCATCCGAAGCCGCCGTCGTAGGTCGGCTTCATGAACTGCTCGTAGAGGTCTTCCTCGCCCCATCGTGTCCCGATGACGACAACGACGCCGTCGGGGGCCAGACAGGGCTTGAGGGTCTTCTTGAACCAGACCTCGACCGCTTCGCGCTGATCGACCGACTGGGTGTTCTCCTCGTCGAGGATGTCGTCCATCAGGATCAGATCGAAACGCTTGGAGATGATCGCGCCGCCCACACCGACGGCGAAGAGGGTGACGTCCTTGCTCCCCAGCCAGCGGCTGCCGGCGCAGAGCCACTCCTTGTCAGTCCACTTGGCCGAGGAGGGCTTGCTCTCGGGGAAAACCAGTCGGTGCGCGGCGTTCTGCTCGACGGTGTACTTGATCGCTCTGGAAAAGTCCTTGGCCTGGGTGTCCGTGTTGCTGACCATCCCGATGCGGATGTCTGGGAACTTCCCGACCAGCCAGGCGCACAGGATCGTGTTGTCCCAGGTCGTCTTGGCTCCGCCCCGGGGAAGGAGGTAGACCTCGTTCTCGCGGGCGTAGATCGCCGTCAGGGTCTCGGTCACCATCTCCCGGTGGTGGATGGCCGGGACGTATCCGAAGACGAGCTCGCCGTAGGCGAAAACCGCCTCCGGACCGTCAGTTCTCGCCAGCTCCACCAATGCGTGGGATCGGAGAGCGTTGAGCGTCTGCGGATCCAAGCCCCCGAGTTGCTTCGACAATCCCTCTGAGGACTTCGGGTCCCAGGGTTCCTCCGGCGGAAAGACTGATACCAAGGCTTCGCTCCTCCGTGATGCTGGACGGCCGTCCGAAGAGGACGTTCAGGCGGTCGATCAGGAGCGCCACGTCGGCTGGCTTGACCACGATGAGCGGCTCCGTGATCCACTCGTCGTGGCGGAAGACGTCGCGTGTCTCGTGGAGCTGGGCTCGCATCTTCGTGATCGCCTCGTCGATGAGGTCGATGGCGTTGTCGCGCACCTTGACCTCGCGGGCGATCCGCTTGGCCTCGTCGTCGGCCAGGTAGCTGATTGCCTTCTCGTTCCGCTGGGAGCGGAAGTCGAGTCGCTTCTGGTTCCAGTCATGACGTGTGGACTGGCCCATGACCAGGGAGTGGTTGGAGATGCCGTTCAGACGGGCGAGCTCGCGCAGGCTCATCTCGCCTGTGATGTACTGCTGCTCGATCGCGGTCCAGTCGAACTTTCGGTTCATCTGATGTCCCTCGTGATCCCATACCGGAAGTCCGGGTCCCACCAGAGCTCGAGGCGGGTGATCTTGGGATGGTTGATGAGCAGACGCTCCATGATCCAGGAAGCGATCCCCTGGCCTGTCTGGGATCCGCCCACGAGCATGTCGCTGAGCTGGTGCAGGTGGAGCTCGCCGCAGATGGCCTCGAGGTTCCGGTTGATCTGGGTGGTCACCTCGGTCTGCTCGGTCACCTCGACGACGAAGTGATGGCCGTGGAGGTGCTGGGTCTCGAGGGGATCGCTGTGGGTCGCATCGAAGCTGAACCTGGCGATGACGTAGCGGCTCATGAGATCAGGTTGATCTCCAGCTCGGCCGCCGTCTGCTCGGCCTTGGCCTCCTTGATGCGAAGACATGTCTCGCAGGACTTCGTCTCGTACCAGTCCGACGGAAGGCCCTCGTGGATCTCGTCGTCCTCCCCGACCTCGAGACCGCACACGGTCGCGGCCGGATCATCGAACTTGAGAACGTGCCAGGACGCGATCTTGACCCAGGTGACGCGAGCCATGGGGCCCTCCTGCGGGGAAAAAGAAGACGGGCCGCCCACGAGGGGCGACCCGTCCATTCGGGGTCGGCTACTGCTCTACGCTGCCCGGAGGTCAACCAGGAGAGGCGCGGAGCGGCTACCAAGAGACCCTATGCAGT